CTAGCTAAATTACTTGTGTCGGGTGTTTCTGGTACCGCTGATAAGAAAACATTCACTGCCTGTATAACTTGTTCTTTTGAAAATGCATCACCTGGAGCCATAGCTTCTAAATAAGATAATGTACTTTGAATCTGAGCATTAGCTGTTGAAATATAATTATTAACCGTATTTAAATTTGTAGTACCTTCAATTATAGGAGCTTCTCTTGTCACATATGCTTTTGCTATGTTACCAAACTTACTTGGTATGTTTAATACTCTAGCTTCATAATCTTCTTTAGTCACACATCTGTTTTGTGTTGTGAAAAACGCTTTAGCTCTTTCTTTTATTTCAATTGTGTCCTCTTCATCTTTACCACCACGAGCAGGATTATTGTTTGTAACAGTATCAAGTGTAGCACCACCGTTAATAGCTGGTGTGATTCCACTTGGTACAGTTGTTAAATCTCCACTTGGTACATTTGAGTTTATACCACCACCTACTCTATAAGTAATGGTTAAAGTTGTGTTGTTTGGTGTTTCACCTAATGTTGAATACTCATTACCCAATAATGGATTAATAGATTCATTTAAATCATTTGTTTGTCCTGGAATTACGATTCCAACTTGTTCCATATCAATAAATCCCTCATCAACAATTTGTCCATTTTTCAACACACCATTTCCAAATACTAAAGAAGTTGTGTTGTCTTGATTTGTTTCACGAGTAAATCTTTTTGGTGTTGTAATGTAACTCAAAGAAAATGGTACTGCTGTTGATGAGTGAACACCACCAGTTTCAGTTGAATAAGCTGAATCCCTATTAATATCATCTGTATAGTGAGTGGTTACTGGAACTTTATCTTGTGCTAAGTAATCTACTTCATACCAATTGTTTCCATTTGAATCCACACAGGAAATAATATCAATAACATTTGTATCCGATATAGTTATGGTTTTAAATTTTTCAGGTACTCCAACTTGGATTGTGGTTGTTTTTTGAGTTGCACTCATAGCTCTTACAGTTCTTGATAATGTATAAGTTGAAGCTAAACCGCTACCATCTGTTGAACCAATCGTATTAGTATCACTTGAACCTGTAATTCTAAAATCTATCGGTTCTAATGTTGTAAAAATAATATCTGAATTGGTATCGGAAGTTAATTCGATACCATCATCAAATACACTAGCATTACTATAATCAACTTTAGACACATCACCACTTGAAGCATTTACATTAGAGGTAAAAGTTAAATCAACATAAGCTGGTACAATTGGTTTTACTTTGTAACCAAACATCTTAGCCATAGTGATTATGTTTCTTCTCTCCTCCGCCAATGGTAATAACATCTCTTGATATTGCTTATCAATATAAAATGATAATACATCGCCAACATAAGCGTTCATTTCCAACAACATCATACCAGGTGATGTTTCATTGAAATCACGATATGTATCTGGAAAATAAGATTTAGCATAATTCATCAAAGATGTTTTTAATGATGCAAAATCTTTATTTAAATAATTTACATTTGATTCTTTAAAATTGTTTTTACCATATGTTGGCATTATCTATCTCCCTCTGATATTTCACTATTAAAATCCAAAGTTACAGAATCTAAAGTGTTTGGGTCTTGTTTAATATTAAATAATATTTTTACTCTAATTTCATTCATACCTATATTTGAATCATCATCTCTACTTAAAACCTCAATATTTCTTACCTCAACAAAAGGTAACCAAAATTCAAACTTATCCATTATAGCATTTTGAACACCAATTAAATTTTCATTTGTAATATGTTCAAACAATAATGTTCTTAAATTTAAACCTAAGTTTGGTTGAAAAAATCTTTCACCCTCATTAGTTTGTAATAAATTTCTTATATTGTTTTTTACAGCTTCAATAGTTGTTGAAGTTGATGCAAAATATCCACCTGATGCATCACCTCTTCTAATTGGTAAATCGATACCAACTTTAACATTAGTATCGTTATCTTCAATAAAAGGTTTTCTTGATATATCCTTAATAGCCATTATAATAATTCCTCAATATCATCTCTAATTAATTTTACTGTTGTAAACTCTCTTTGTCCATTCTCATCCTCTATATCAAAGTCGTCATCAGAATCAGGTGGTTCTCCAATGTATACAAACCCGGTTGATTCCAATCCACCATCATCTTTCCCTAAATCTAAGCCAGGTAATTTTGAACCACCTTCTAATAGAGGAGTAACAGCTTTTTTTATTTCACTTTCCAATGAATCTATTACCTCACCCAAACCAATTGGAGTGGCTATTTTTTTTAATGTTTTTAATAAAGGTCCATACTCACCCAATAAAGTATCCATTTCAACATTTACCAATTGTTCTGGTATTTTAAATTTTTCAACAATAACAGGAGCATTTAATCGAGTAATTCTAAATTCAGCTTCTGTTAGGAATTTAGTAATTGCTTCTTTAGTGTATTCAGCCTCTCGTTCAATAAAAGAACCATTAGAAGTATCAAGTGGTTTTGTAACACCTGTATCTTCAGCTGCTTTTACTTTAGCATCAATTAAATCTTGCTTTAATCCCATTATTATCCACCATGTTTCATTTTAGATTTTTCTTCACTTTTCTTTAACACTTCACTATAATCTTTATTTAAGAATTGACTCATTGGGTCACTTGATGGAACTTGTTGTGATGTATTTTTATTCATCATATCACTATATTGTCCACCAACCAATTCATTCATTCTATCAGTTGTAAACTCACTACCACCTAATGTTTTCCATTCACCATCTTGAGCTGTTTCATTTAATACATCATTCAATACCGAATTAGATGTAAATGATTTTTTCTCAACTATCTTTTTAGGTTGTAGTTGAGATTGAGTTGGTTGTTTCAATTCAGTTATTACTTCTTGAATTGCCATAGCAACTTCTTCTCTTACTATTTGTCTAATTGTTTTTCTTGTTGTTTTTGTTTTCATAACTATCCTTGTTCTATTTTATGTTTTGTACTTGTAATATTTTCTATCTTACTTGTAATTTTTTGTATATCTGCTTGTATAGTTGGCATTGGTGATTGTGGTCCTAACTGAGTTGTTATCGTTATTGATGGTATTAAACTAACTATATCATTCAATACCTCTTTTAAAGCTTCACCCAATACCATTGACTCCATAGTAGCTTTATTTTTATTACCAATATTTACATTTTCTGATATAATGTTTAAACTTGTTGGTGAGGTTAAAGACAAATGTCTACCACTACCAATATAAATATCTTTTATAGATGATACAAAAATATCATCAAGTTTTGAATTTAAAGTTATTCTATCCGAATGTAATAACATTTGATTTTTATTCCACCCATAAATTGTATCTTGAATATCAGCCCCATTGTTTAAATCCGATTGTATAGTTCCAATTGGATAAGTATTACTTTCAACACCATCAGATGATAATTGGAATCCAAATTTTTGTTCACCATCTCCAATACCATCAATATAACTTTCAAAGTGCTGTGCTAATGTTCCATTTGAAGTTATAGTTATTAAACTACCATCACCCAAAGTTTCAGAATAGTTTCCACTACCCCTTTCATTTGATATAAAAATATATGGCTTGTTACTTCTACTACCAACACGAATACTATTTCCATGTCTACCCTCAATTAGATAATCACCAGAAACTTCATTGATAGATGTACCATAATCTAAATCCTCATTCCTAATTTTTTGTAATCTACTATATAAAACTTCCTTGTTAAAATTAAGACTTTCACCCCGTTCACCCCTTTGTGTATTTTTTAACATATCTTTATTTTGTATTGTTAATTCTTTTTTATAATTTAAATCATCATTCCAAGTAGGACTATTGTTGATTGTATTAATCGGCCCTAAGTAATAATTAATTTTACCAATAGTACAAAGTAATACTGGATCACCTTTTGTTGGAATATCTCCGTGATTTCTCAATAAAGGAAAATATCTATTATCTTCACTATAGGATTGTTGTCGTCTTTTTCCAGTGGTATCAGATATATGTGATACAGCATAAATTGAATTTATTGTACTTGGTCCCTTAAATCCCAATGATTCTTGTGAATGTATAGCTTCTACACAATAACCAGGTACAAATTGTAAGTAGACAGGTACAGAATATTCTTTTCCTGCAAATCCTTTTACTTTTTGTCCTGAGAATGATGTAAATGTTGAACCCATTTAATTCTCCGAAATCTTTGGATTTATTGTTTTGTTTTTTATACCTTCAAGTCTAACTTGTTCGTTGTTTAAATCATCAACTGTATCTTGAAGTGTTGACATTAATTCTTCTTTTTCCGAATCTGATAATAAC